TGAGCCAATCATCATTAGAACTACTATCTTTCTGCTCTATAAAAGCACCCAACATTTCAGAAATGGAATCGACTTGATCTTCGGTTAAATTACTCTTATTTGCTATTCCTATCTTTAATGTTTCTACATTTGGAGTTTTATTATACTTTTCTACATATTCCTTAACTTCCTCAAATAACATACGTTCGTTTAGATCATGAAAGTAAACTTCCTTTAAAAACGGAAGTACCTTTCGTGTATATACTTCATTATATATCATATTCCTAAGAATAATTTCTTCGATTCTCAATTTCCCACTCCCAGTTTAAGAATATTATAGCACATTTTTTATAAAAAGTCAAGAATAATAATGCTCCCCATCCTCCAAACTTGTGTCTACTTGACTAGCATATTCCACACCACGATCAAATCCCCTCCGATATGCTACATTCCAAGCATAGTCAATCAACATCATAACTGTAAATAGCAACCCACAGATTCCTACTGCCCACGACCAACACATAATGTCGTGGGCATAATTTCTAAGAAATTCAAACATATTACTATCCTACTATTCGGCGTCTATATCTATAGGCACAAGACTATCATCATCCAATTCTGGTTCAAATGTTCCATAAGTAAATTCCCTTCTAACATATTCTTCAATTTTATCCAGTACCACAGCAGTAAAATATTTTTTAGGTTCTTTATAGATAGCCTTTTCGTATAGTTTAGTTCCGTCTATATCTATCCTATTACCAATTTTACCCCAAACCTTTGCATTAAGTGCCAAATCAACTAACCCATAATATCTATCCAAACCTTTATCATAAGTTAATAAACATTGAATTTGTTTATTTTCTTTTGATAATCGACTTTTTTGCATTGTAACACGAATCAAATTACCAACAACATCAGTCCCATCCTTCTCTTTCTTTTTGGATAGAAATGCAATTGTAGATGCTGAATACTTCAAACCAGAACCACCAGACATTTCTTTCTGTGGATAATAAGATCCAACAACGTCATAAACATGATTACAAACTAACAAAGGAATTCCTGCCTTAGCAAGTTTCAAGTTCAATACACGAAATGTTGCTTTGAGTGTTGCCGCCTTTGTCATATCTTTGGTTTCAGAACCCTCGGCAGTATCTTCCAACTCTTTAGTTGATGATAATTGCCCTAAACTATCTAAAATCATCATCATTGGAGGTCTTTCAGTTTCATCCTGATTGATATAATGGTCTATACCATTTAAGGCGACATGTCTAAATTTTTGAATTGATTCTGGTTCAGATTTGACTACCCGTTTCGTATCAATTCCCCTTTGTTGCATCATTTGATTGGTTACTGCCGATTCAGTATCAAAATATATAACAACAGCATCCTTATGTGTTTCTAAAAATTGCTTCATAACACCCAACACAAAAAAGGTTTTACCCGTTGCAGATTCACCAGCAAAGACTGTTATTTTGTTATTTGCAACTCCTCCGTATATAGAACCAGACATTACTGCATTTAGAACATAAGACCCAGTATCTATAGTACCAGAGAATTCAGCAGAGGACTTACCCTCTGCCGCAATCGTTGTGTCTTCGTCAGCTAAATCCTTTACAAGACCGGATAAAAATTCATTCATTTAAATTATGCCCCCTAAGAAAATAAACTACGTAACCAACCTAAAAATCCTCTAGGTGGTTCAACCACTACTTCCTGTGCTAAACTCTCCACAACATCTTCCACTATCCCCTCAAGTTGCTCGGAATCCTCTACCAACCACTCCTTTACTTCAGGTGGTATATTATCAGTAGGTTCAATAGTTTGCTCCTCCTTGCTGATATAAGTTTCAACAACCTCATCAACAACTACCTCCTCGTCCGGTTCACTTGGTGCAATATCTTCCACAACTGTTTCTTCCGTTAAGGATTGTCTAATAACAGCAACATCCGAATCACTCAATGAACTCAAATGACTTTTAATATCAATACCAGTTTTTTGTACAACATCAACAAATTCCGTTGCTTTAATATCATACTCTTTTGCCAACTCATAAACTCTCATGATTTCTACCTCAACTAAAAAATGTTTCTAAACTAGATTTTTCTTCATAATCCCAACCAATAACATTCAAAACTGTTTTCAGTGGATCCAAATAAGATTTCTCAAACTGTAGATCATAATCAACATATTTATCCAACAAAAACTCCTTCGGGATATTATTTAAAAATGCAATCACTTTATTTCGAGTAGGGTTTGGTTCCTTCAAATAAGTGAATTTAATCTTCTCACCTTCACGTATTCTAGGATATGAGGTATGCAATTCATTATCATCTAATAATCTATTGTAAACCAAACTTCCTCTAACATGCAAAGGAGTACCCTTTCTACAACCATCCTTAGGACAAAAGTATTTAGCAACACCATTAACAGTTCTAGGAAATGATACATCACCAGGTTCTAAATTTTGAAATTCAGTCCTGAATGCGGAAACATATTCCTGCAACTCATCTTCAGTACTAGTCATAATAATCTCTAAGGATTTCCTAATTTTCTCACGACAAGCAGAAGGAGTAGAACTCCTAACTGCTTCAATTCCCATAATTTTCAATCTAGGTTTTGCATATCTAACTCCTTCACTATCATGAACATTGAGTATATATCTCTTTTTAGCAGTCCAAATCCCTCTATCCGCAATAACCTCACGGGACATAAACATTTTTTGCTCATATGCATTGAGAACATCTGCCAATTCTCTATAAGTAGAATTAATAAACGGAATCATCTTATCTTCACAGAAACTATCTAATGCATTTATAATTTTCTCTTTTTCATTTATTGATCCCAGAAATTTTTCAACCAAACCACCAAGTACCAAATAAACGCTGTCAGTATCAGAAGCAACCACATAATCAACATCCTCCGTATCTAAGATTTTGTTTAAATATTCGTTAAGCCTTGCTTCAATCCATCTAATTGCCAATTGTCCGGAGTATGTAATTGCCTCTGCCTGTTCAATATTAAAATAACGAAAATACTTATTACCCAAAGCACCATAAGCACTATTTAAAGCAATCTTTTTCGCCATTTGAATATTATTATACTTAGCAATATCATTTTCCATACCCTCTTTACCCAATTCTCTTTTCTTAATGGCCTCTATCATCAAATCCTTTGCCTCAACTCGTTCATCATACATTTTCTGCATCAGTTCAGGCAAAAATCCTTGTTTATCAGTACGGAAAAACTTTCCATTAGCAGCCAGTGTTTTATTTTGTAATGAAGGTAAGTCCACATTTCGGTCAATAATTTCTTGTATCAACCTCTTTTCCTTGTCCACGCCACTATAAGGCAAGTAAGCATCATCCATCAGCATTGTATCCGGTGAAATATTATACTGCATAATTAAATGTGGATACAGACTATTCAAATCAAAAGAAACTATCCAATCACCACTAACACCCCGATCAGGAATCTCCTTAACATAGGCACCCTCATATTCTCGTTCCTTCTCTTTAAATTTTCTAGGACAAATAGAAATTCCCTGTCTGCTCAAGTGATTGTATATAAGAGAATCCCAGGTTCTAACCTGCGAAAAAACATCTTCATAATTAACACCAGCATCATAGGCCATTGTTATACATAATTCAATTAATTTTAATTTATCTTCTAATCGGTCCACCAAATCAACATCTTTAATATTATACTCAACAAATTTTTGATAATCACTCTTATAGAAAGTGTGAATATTATCATATTCTGAGTATGATAACTTTTTCTCCCCCAACTCAACAAAGGAAATATGATCTAGTTTATAACTTTCTTGGTTTGTATATGTGAATTTCTTATATAAATCCAAATAATCTAACTGTGAAACACCGGAGATTATATATGAATAATGCTCCCTACCCATAACAGTTACCATTCTCTCTTTGATTTTTCCCCAAGGAGACAACTGCAAATGTAATTTATCATCCACAACCCTCTGCATTCTACGTATCAAATAAGGCATATCAAACAATTTACTGTTCCATCCTGTTATGACATCAGGATTTAATATATTATAAACCTCTACAAATTTACATAATAACTCTCTTTCATCCTCACAATGTAAATATTTTACCTTTTCATCACTAGTAGAAAATGGTCCCAATCCAAAAACAAAAAATTCATCAGTAAAACTGTCTTTGATGGTAATTACTGTTACCTTTTCTTTTGCTAACTCTACTTCTGGAAATCCATATTCACTCTCAGTTTCTATGTCAATCGTACAAATTCGTATTTTTTCTGAATCATATTCACATCTATCAAAATGCTCATGTATATACATATGATTCCATTCTACCATACCATAAATCTCAAATCCAGAAATTCCCTTGTATTGCTCAATAAAAGTTCTAGTTTCTTTAATAGATCCAGGTTGAA